GACCCACTCCATGAATTATTAACGTCCAAAACCATCCCTGTCGCGTCAATGAGTTTCTTCCACCACGTTGCTCCAACAGTCTGCACATCATATCGCGGATAGAATACCGCATTCCCTGACGGAATATAGCCCGAAAACGTGCTTATCGAATCCCCAAGGATTGACATTTTTTTTCCATTACGAACGGATTTTGTTAAATTTTTTCCATCTATATCGTATATTCCCATAACGTCACCCCCTTATGGTGTATACATTTAATCCAACTGACGAGCCGCTTCTTATAATCTTGTTGTTTGCATATTGCGCTGCATAAAATCCTTTGTTCTCGCCATTACTTCCATAATTCCAGAAAGCAGTATCATCCCCGTCGAGATAAGCATTTTTACCAAGCGCAAGAAACTCTCCGTCTGAAAGTGTTATCGGGTCAATATTGATTTTTTGCAGACCTGTTGTCGGAACATTTATAGTCGTTATTGCCGTCCAGTTAGTCTGAATGTCAAATGCTTTCCCGTCAGATAATGGTGCGGTGTATTTTCCTATGGTCAGTTTTCCTGACACAACGAAATCCGTTTCTATCGCGCTTATTCTTCTGGAATAGTCGTACTGATACTGATCTCCCCCGTAAATGAACGGAGCTACGTTATAGGTGATACGCGATGCATTATTAGCATCATATCCGCTTATCCATTTTGTTTCTGTATATGCAGGTACATTGACCGTTGTGGTTTTCCCTCTATATGTAACAGTCAATACGCTTGTTCCGTCTATAAGGCTTCCGCTTAATGTATAGTCCGTTACAACAATTCTTGCTCCATTTTCAGCCAAAGCTGTCACAAGTAAATATTGCTTAACGGTACTTAATGGGGTATCTGTAAAAATAATGGCGGAGCCACCATTGTATGTAGCCGATATTGATACGATGTTTGTATCGTATAAAGCCGCCTCAAGAAGATTGTAATATCCTGTTCCGTCCGTTTCTTTCCACGCCACATTGCGAAAACAAGTAAGCAAGGCGGATTTTTGAGCATCCGTAAGACCTCCCAGATCTCCTATTGAATCATTTATGACGTCTACGGTGTTTTGCAATTCGTCTAAAGACCCATTTAGTTCATCAATGGCCCCTTTGATAACTTTATTCTGGACAGGATTTGTGCTGCTGGCTGAGAGTGCGCTGTCGACCGTGATTTTCACCGGCTCCGCCAGCTTGGAGAGCGGCAGAGTTCCGTCCTGGATCTTCGTTCCTGGCACGCTGTTGTCTGCGATGACCATGCCCGGAATGTCGCCGTGATCTATCGCGGCCTGCAGAGCCGCCTGAAAAGCATCTTCTCTCAGGGTTGCGCTGTTCACATCATGATAGCATTTCTCGATTGCATCATGGATAGCGTCCCTGACTTCTTCACCGTATCTTTTGCTTAAAATGTACTGTAAAAGCTGTGATATCGTAGGCATGTTCATTCCCTTCCTTTACGATCCGCCGTTATTGCTATTGTTATTGTTACCGCTGCCACTTCCGCTGCCGTTTCCGTTATCTACATGGATTACTGTCGGTTACGGTAGCCAGTTTTCATCAATAGGTCCGTGATATCCGTTGCCGTCAATGAAAGCTACGAGCGTATCGTTGTATTTGTCTACTATGTCGATCTGTCTGTAGAATTCTAATCTCAGTGTTGAATTACTTCCTACAACCGCATCATATTCCGCTGTTCCATCTCCCGAATCCGTGTCCGCAGACAGGTCGATATATCCGACATCCGTTCCATACCGCTTACCTACAATGACAGCCCTATCTATCACGAGACTTTCTTCTGACACTCCCTGTCCGTTCGGAAGTGTTCTGGATGTTATAGCTCCCGTATTACTTATCGTCAGATATGTTGACACGAGCTGTAACGCCTTCGTGATGAGTTGTCCAGTCTCCATGTTCCATGATGTGTTTCCCTGAACATCTGACAGGATTCCCACTTTGATCAGCGATGCAAGGAGTGTCCCGGTCAGGATCCTGTCTGCGTTGAACGTCCCGTTCAGTGTCCAGGCTGACGTATACGGACCATTGTATCCGTTCTGCGAGAATGCGATACCCGCCATGCTGATCTGCATGATGTTCGTTGCCTGCGCCTTGTTCGGAGCATCCATATACAGATCGCGGAGCCACATGCCGTTTGCATCGTACTCGGACACCTTGTAACCGCCGGCAGATCCCGTGAACTGTGCAACGATGTTCGACATCTCCTGCATGATGATTTTCTTAATCGTTAGGTCTTCTTTCTTTGCTTCTGCCGATGTGACTGAAGCTACCGCTGCCGCTGATGCCGTATAGGTGCTCTTTCTCCGGATGTTCGCAGAGAGCTGTATCCGCTCGTTCTGCGGGGCTTGCGGATAGTAAGTAATCGACTTTACCGGAAACACCCTGTCCATTCCATACGGCTCCGCCAGGACTCTCACCCTGTCACCGAGACCGAACCCGTCTATCGAAGTGTCGAGCTGTGACAGGTCCGCGGCCGTGACCGTCAGCTCCATGTCATCATACTGATTGTCCGATAAATACTGCTGACCGGCCTGTTTCAGCTCTGCAGGTGATTCAATTCCGTCAAAATCCACGACTCTCCAGATATAGCCAAAATTCACGACAGCTGACGTGTTGACAAGGAAATCATTTCCACCGTTCACGCTTGTGATGTCTACATGCTTCGTAAGGTCTGTGTTTTCTGTCTCAATCGTTGCCCCTCTCGGAATAATCGCCGTTACGACATTGTTTGCGGAATAGTTCTCCGCATAATCCATCAGGTTCTCCCCGAATGTGATGCCCTGCGTGTTATAGGCTCCGTATTCCGCAAGTGTTATGTAATCGAGATACCTTGTGTTCCCGACCTTTCTCACCCTCAGAACGCCGCCCAAATTATCGAGCAGCATTGTCCTGATAGCGTCAATCGTCTCATTGTGATCAGTCTGGAAGTTTATCGGATTCAATCCGTTTGAAATCGTGACCTGTCCGATAGTGAACTGCTGTCTTGCTTCGACCTGGTTGTTATGCGCCGCCAGCACCCTTGACAGGAACACATAAGGCGTAATCTCGCCATAGATTATCTGGGGCTGTATGGAGTTATGCAGGAACGTCAGCTCCCCGACAGCATATACCTTTCTTATCTTGTCCTTGTCCTTCGGACATTCCCGGACTTCTCCGCAGAACACTTCCACCCCGTCACGCTTGACCTTTATCATGGATTTTCTCAGGTGGATACTGTTGTAATATGGATTCTCCGGAGGCAGTCCGAATTCACAGCTTCCGGCCTCGTTGATCGTCAAGTCCACCTGAGGATCCGTTATCATGCACTCGGCATCCCCCGGCTGGTATATGATATTGTCATCCAAGTAAAATACATACATTACAGACTACCGCCTCTATAATCCACTTTTACCGTACCGCTTCCGGTGAATGTCAGTCTCACGTTCGAGGCTCCGTTCACGAACAGATCCGGAAAACGATTCCTTCCGGTTGCCAGCGTATAGGTCTTGTTGTTCGAGTTCGATTTCATTGTCAGCGTGTTCGATGTGATCGCCGTCACATTGATGACCGGAACTGTCGGCATGTCTCCCTTCGGAATGTCGAGAATGTAGCTGTCCGTGATCTCCAATGTTCCGATGTATCTGATGACATCATCCTCAAAATCGAACGGATCCCACAGCCACGGCTCCTGCGAGCTGGTCAGCTCGTACTTGTAAGCATCCGCAACCGGAACATCGAGATTAAATCTGCCTACCGTCTTCTCCCTGTCATACTCCTTCAGGTATATCCTTCCCTGCCAGTAATGCGATTTGTCATTATCGTATGTGATCTTCACTTTCTGGCCGTGAATCGCGTTCCTGATCGTCGATATCTCATCATCCCACGACATGCATTCCCTTACCGCTGCCATCTCCATGTGAAGCGGTCTCGACTTATATACCGGTTTTCCTGTCAGTGCCTCAGAGTAATCCAGAGGAACAGGTCTTCCCGGAATGTCTAGATAATTCTGCTCTACTTCCGGTTCCCCGATGTAATTATTGTTCGTGATGGTCAGCTTCCAGTCCGTGAAGGTATGGAAGCTGACGTTATTTTTTATGACCGTGATCGTGCAGCCGAATGCTTTTCTCGTTTTTACTGCCATTTTTCTCTCTCCGCGTAAATGTTCAGCTGTCGGTTCATCGGTTTGCCGAGACCGCCCACAGCTGCCCCCGTATCGAGCACGACAGGCTTATTCTGGCCTTCTGCGATTCTCGGCAGGTATTTGTCTACCGCGTTACCTAAGCGTCCTAAAACGCCGTCTAACGCGCCGAACCTGTTTCCGACCACGCTGTCTATCAGGTCTATCAGATGCCCTTCTCCGGATACGACCTCGCGCCCTGCTTCGCCGCCGGCAAGCAGTCTGTTTGCCTTCGCATCATACCCGAACACGGACGGTCCGGTCAGGACTCTGGCGCTGTCCATCGCTTTTTTATACCAATCCACACCTATGGATGGAATGGACGGCGGATTCAGTGAGAACTCACCGTCTATTGAAAAATGCGGGAGCGCAATGTCCGGAAGATGCCAATCAAAATCGAACAGCCCTTTGATGTACTCGATTGCTCCGGAAACAATACTCTTCGCGCCTTCCCAGATTTCCGAGAACTTATCATGTATTGCATCGAGCGTACTGCTGAGTGTTTCCTTCGCAGTCTCTATTCCGGATGACAGTGTCTCTTTTATGTTGCCGATAGCATCCGAGACCTTCGTCTTTATCGCTTCCCATTTCTCGGCAAAGAAATCATGTATCGCCGTCAGGATTTCTTTTATCTTGTCGCTGATTGCCGTCCATATTGTCGTTGCAGTTTCCTTGATGCCTTCCAGTATCGGGCCAAAGATATCCTTTATGCCTTGCCAGATGGATCCGAAGAACTCCTTGACGCCTGTCCAGGCCTGCTCCCAGTTTCCGGTAAAGATACCAATGAAGAAATCCAGGATTCCGAGAATCGCGTCACACACTGTCTGCAGGATGGTAGCTATGATCGAGAACGCCGTCTCGAATACAGGAGCCATAAAACTACAGAACCCGTCCCATACGGTCTTGATTGCACCCGTGACCGATTCGAACGTGATTCCGATGCCCGCAAGACGCTGCGCGATTCCGTCAATGAATCCGGCTATTGTCTCTTTTATCTGATTCCATGTTGCAATGATATTGTTCCGGAAGTCCTCGTTGTTCTTCCAGAGCGAGACGAATGCCCCGACCAGGAGACCGATTGCTGCTATGACCGCCAGGATCGGACCTGCGCCTATCGTCGTGAGCGCTGTTCCGAGACTGCCGAGAGCACCCTGTCCGCTGGCAAGTGCGACTTTCAGCTTTCCGACAGTACCCATCAGCATACTGACCGCCTTCATGCACGCGCCTATCTTTGTGATCACCGTGCCGATCACAATCAGCACCGGACCTATCGCCGCCACGATTATCGCTATCGTCGTGATCGTTCTTTTCTGTGCGTCTGACATGCCGTTCAGCTTGTCCACAAATCCCTGTACGGCAGAGACTATGTTCCTCACTGTCGGCATCAGGATTTCTCCAAAGGAAATTGCGAGTTCCTGAAGCTGTGACTTCAGGATTGTCAGCTGTCCGCCGAGGTTGTCCTGCATGACCGCCGCCATGCGTGCGGATTCGCCCTGATATTCCTCAGTCCATTTTTTTCCCTCTTCGAGCGCCTGAGACATCGGTATAATCGCGCCGTCCGTTGTTTTGACGAATGTATCAGAACAGCTGTCGATTGCGGATGACAGCTTGTCGACATCGTCCTGAGATGCATTCATGAGTGCCAGAAATCCGGACATTGCATTCTTTCCCGCGATTGACTTTGCCGTACTTGCCTGCTCTGCTTCGCTGAGATTCGAGAATGCACCACGGCAGTCAGCCAGGATGTCGGACAGGTCTCTCATGGATCCGTCAGCGTTCGTGACCGCTACTGTCGTGTCACCGATCGCAAGCCCGCCGTCTTTTGCCGCGCCCGCCAGCTCGTTCATGATTGATCTGAGCGACGTACCGGCCTGAGAGCTCTTTATGCCCGCATTCGCCATAAGTCCGATTGCTTCCGCCGTATCTTCTGCCGAGAATCCGAGAGCGCCGGCTACCGGAGCCGCATACTTGAAGGTCTCGCCCATCATGGAGACGTTCGTGTTCGCGTTCGATGAGGCCGCCGCCAGAATGTCCGCGAAATGCCCGGAATCTCCCGCTTTGAGACCGAACGCTGTCAGGGCATCCGTTACGATGTCGGATGTCGTTGCAA